CGAATTGTTGCATCTGCCGGATTGCTGATTGCCGCGCTGCTCATCGCTGCGTGGCGGCCCGCCACAAGCGACGCCAACACCGGCTACAGCGCCGCGCCATATACCTCTCGTTATCAGGCGGTCGCCCAGCAGGTGGCGACGGTCGCCGCCGAGGAGCGCGTGAGCGCGCTTGAAACACGCATCGCCAACCTGGAGAACTACGTCGACGGCGCAGTGAATCGCATCAACGAGCAGGAGAAGCGCATCTACGCGCTTGAATTGCTTGCCTATCTCACGCCGACACTGACGCCCACCAACACGCCCACCAGCACGCCCGTCCCACCGACGGCGACGCCTGCGCCCAGCGCGACGCCAATCGCCGGCTCGATCATCTTCCGCGGCATCACCGCAGGCACGGCCATCAACGGCGTGGCAAACATCGAGGCTGTCGTCGAGGGCGTGACGCCGGCCACGGTGGTGTTCAGTCTCGCCGGTGCAGCAACAGACACGCGCACAGAAGCCGTCGCGCCATATTTCTACTTCGGCGACTTTCAAGGCGCGCCGTTCGGCTGGGACACCAAAGCATTCCCAAACGGCAACTACACGCTGACCGCGATTGCATATGACGCAGACGGCAAGGCGTTGACGCCGGCTAGCTCAATTTCATTCAGTATCGACAACGCCATTGCAACCGTCACGGCCGCGCCAACGGCGACCGCTGCGCCGGTTGCAACATCCACACCGCTGCCATCCGGCGTGACGCGCTGCGCTGTGCACGACCCACGCAGGTGGCACGGGTTGTATGACCCTGAGAACAACTGCTATCACGACCATGAGCACGGGCAGGATCCGCATGCGCTCGACGACGTGTTTGGCACAGCCATTTACGCGACGATGGGTGGATACGAGCTCGGCTACCCGTGGCAAACGTCCATGACCATGCCGTCCGGCCACATCATGATGGAAAACGATGTGTGGCCGAACGGCAAGCATCAGGGCTACAAGATATTCACCCGCGAAGGCCTGCCGTGCCGGAGCGTGTTCGGCTCTCAGCTTTGCGTCACCGACATGCGCTTCTGGGTGCATTTCGTCGGCTCTGAACTGGACGCCAATGCGCAGCGCCACTCGTTCTATGGTGAAGCGCGCGTGTGCGAAGTGGCCAACCCGACCCGCTGCGGCATCATCCGCGCCGGCCGGCACCTCAACTTCGGCACCATCGTGCTGGATGGCCAGCCGCTTGGCGCTGAGGTGTGCCGCACCAATGGCAAGCTGCACTACTACAACACCGGCAACCGCAACTTCGTGACCTGGTATCCCTGCGACGATCAGGTGCTGGCCGTGTCGGTGCAGGCGTCCGACACTTGGGACTATTTCACCCCAGGCGCAATGCCGCGCAATGGCATTTCACTGTGCACCGGCCAGTCATCGGCTGACAACTACAACCTCGCGGAGAACCGGCGCGTGTATGCGAATACATGCGGCAACGACAACTCGAAGCGACAGTTGCATGGTGTGTTTGGCAATACGCCTTCAAACATTTCCGGCGCAACAGTCAGCAACGGCTTAATAAGCTACAAGGGCTTTACAAACCGCTTTGGGCAAATCGTTCAAGGCTGCACGATGGCCGCGCCGGATTGCATCCCTTACGAGTTGTTGAACGTTCCAGCCGGCAAGCCATTGCAATACCGCGACGACTTCTTCACCGACCAGCCGGCGAAGAACATGCCGCCTGGCGTGCGGGCGCAGATGCTCGGCGCAGAGTTAGAGCATGACCCGCGCCCTGACCTGCGGCTTATCCAGTATCCGAACTGAACGAGATGAAACATTGCCGGCGCGTCGTGTGGCGCGCCGGCGTTGACAGGAGAACGAACTATGGCCATACAACTTTCAACGAACGTCCGAAACGCGCGCCTGGATGCCATCGAATCCACGATCGGCACCGGCGCCATCCTGCGCATCTACGACCTGTCGGGCGCGGCGCCGGCCAACTGCGCAGCCTCAATCACCGGCGCCGTGCTGGTTGAGATGACATTGCCAACCGACTGGATGAACGCTGCATCAAGCGGTAGCAAGACGAAGTCGGGCACATGGGAAGACACCAGCGCGAACGCCGACGGCGTCGCCGACTTCTTCCGGCTCTTCGCCAGTGACGGCACCACCTGCCACCTGCAGGGCACGGTGACCACGACCGGCGGCGGCGGCGACATGACGCTCGTCAACACGAGCATCAACACCACTCAGCCCGTGACGATCAGCGGCTTCACGCTCACCGACGCCAACGCATAGTTCTGCGCTCAGGAGCTTAATTGACAGCTACTCCCGCTGCCGTCGCCACGAACAGCTACGCCTCGGCCACATCGTCGCCCAGCGTCACGATGCCGTCTGGCATCTCGGCCGGCGACCTGCTGCTGACGAGTCTGATGCTGGATTCTGGCTCCAGCCTTTCCATCACGCCGCCGACTGGCTGGACACTCAAACACCGCGCTGACAACGGCACAGGCTCGTTTTTGGTCGCGGTGTATGAACGCATCGCGGACGGGAGCGAGGCAGGCAGCTACACATACACCCTGGGCAGCAGCGTCGTCGGCTCGGCTCAAACAGTTCGTTACACGGGGCATGATGCGTCGTGGAGTGACGCGACGGTGTTATCCAACACCGGCCTGTCGGAACAAATTTCCGCCTATGGCGTCACGACCAACACCGACGACGCGCTGTTCGTTATCATCGTCGGTGTAGACAGCACGAGCAACATCCCGTCTTTGCCATCGGGATGGACGGATATATCGAACGGGAACGGCACAAGCCGAGGCTGGCGGATTTGTTCGCAGGTGATGCCAACCGCCGGATGGTATGGCGGGAATGTTGTTTTTGCGCAAGGCTCATCGCGTCACTGGGCGACTGTCGCACTCGCGATCAAGCCCGGGTCGAGCGCGGCAGAGGCAACACTCAACGCCACGCTGGGCGCGCTGACCACCACGGCCACCGGCAACTCCACCATTGATGGTCAGGCGAACGCCACACTCGGCGCGCTCACCACCACGGCCGCCGGCAGCTCGTCGATTGACGGCCAGGCCAGCATCACACTCGGTGCGCTGACAGCCTCCGCGACTGCTGTCACCGCCATCGCCGGCGCCGTGAACGCCACACTGAGCGAACTGACCAGTGCGGCTGCCGGCAACTCCACCGTTGAAGGCCAGGCCAGCATCACGCTCGGCATGCTGACCGTTGCAGCCGTCGGCGCATCCTCGATCGACGGCCATGTGAACGCCACGCTCGGTGTGCTGACCGCATCGTCGGATGGCAATGTGGCCGTCGCCGGCGACGTGAATATGACGCTTGGCGCGCTGACGGCCACCATCGAGGGCGGATCCTCCATCGACGGCCAGGTGAACGCCACGCTCGGTGCGCTGACTGCATCGAGCGCCGGCAATGCGCTCGTCGAGGGCCAGGCCAGCATCACGCTGGGTGCACTGACAGCCGCCGGCGCGGCGATCTCATCGATTGATGGCGTTGTATCTGCCACGCTGGGTGAGCTGACACTGGTGGCGACGGGTGAAGTCCAGGACGGCACCATCACAGGCTCGCTGAACGCCACGCTGGGCGAGCTGACGGTTGTAGCCGCCGGCAACTCCACCGTCGAAGGTCAGGCGAGCAACACACTCGGCGCGCTGACGGTTGCAGCCGCCGGCGTCTCCTCCATCGATGGCCAGGTGAACGCCACGCTGGGCGCGCTCACCACGTCGGCAGAGGGCAATGTCGCCATCGCCGGCGCCGTGAATGTGACACTCGGCACACTGACGGCCGCCATTGAGGGTGGCGTGGGTGTGCAGGGTGAGGTGACTGCAACCCTCGGCGCGCTGACGCTGGTGGCCACGGCCGAGAGCGACCCGTCACTGATCGAGGGTGAAGTCAATGCCACACTCGGTGCATTGATCCTGATTGCAACCGGTTCAACCGCCCGCTACGTGCCAACCCTCATCTTGATTGACGACAGGCTGGTGAATGATGTTTCGGCTGGCGAAGGGAGGTTGTATGAGGTCTGGGTGGGTGCTCGCCAGGTCTATGACGCGTTGTCTGAAGATGAAATTACGAGGTGATCATGGCAGGAGATGTAAACACATATGAGCAGGGCAACCTGGTGCGTCTCGGCGGCGAATTCAGCAGAACGAGCGATGGGCAGGCCATCGATCCCGACGTGGTGAAGTTCAGGATTCGCACCCCTGCCGGCCAGGTGACGGAATACACATATCCGGCGTCGACACAGATCACGAAGACGGCCACGGGCAAGTATCACGTTGACTGGCCGGCGGATCAGCCTGGCCGATACACATTTCGATGGTTCTCGACGGGTGAAGGCATGGCTTCGCACGACAAGGTGTTTGTGGTGCAGCCGGCCGGCGTGTGAGAGTGTGTGAGCCAGCGCATCGGCGATGCGGGAGTGCGCAGTGCGGCAAGACGATCTCGGGTGTTCCAGCGTATGCGAGGGCGAGCTTTCTGGCAGCCATCGTCACACCACCCGCCGTCCGCCCGACGCCTCCCGCAACGCCGGCCCGACAGGGTATGCGCAGCGCATAAAGCAATTGTATACGCGTATACGTTTTTTATTGCAGGGCTAAGGCCAGATTTCCCAGATAACTGGTGAAGGTTCAGGAAGAGGTAATCGTGAGTGAGCGCAATGAAAAAGGGCAGTTCGCGCAAGGGCACAAAGGCATCGGCGGCCGGCCGCCGAAAGCCCGTGAAGCCGCGCGCCTCGCGATCATCTCGACCGTCATCGACGAAGAAGCGTTCCGGCAGGTCGTCCAAAAGAACCTCGAAGATGCCACGACGCACTACGACGGCCAGGTCAGGGCGCGCGCGCGGCAGCAAATCTACGAATACCTCATCGGCAAGCCCAAGCAAACCATCGGCATCGAGCGCACCGACGACGATGCCTGGAGCGAGCTCGCCGACTACAGCGACGAAGCGCTTCGCGCCATCGTTGCCCAGGGTTTCGCCGGCGGAAGCGAAGGCGGAGCTGGAGAGGAGGGAGCGGCGGAAGGTTGAAGAGGCTAGGCAGCAGCTGGCGCGCCGGCACCTGATGGACTTCGTCCACCTGGTGGACCCATCGTATGAGCCGGCCGCGCATCTGACCCACATCGCCCAGTGGCTGGAGCGAGTGGAGCAGGGCGAGGTGAAGCGCCTGATGATCTTTGCGCCGCCTAGGCATGGCAAGTCGAAGCTGACGAGCGAACTGTGGCCGGCGTGGTGCCTGGGGCGCGACCCGTCGCAGCAGTTCATGGTGACCAGCCACACCGCCGAGCTGGCTTACACATTCAGTCGAAACGTTCGCAACATGATCGAGATGGAGACATACGGCAACCTGTTCCCGCTGACGCAGCTCAGCAACGACAACGCCACCGTGCAGCGGTGGACGCTGGCTGGGCGCACACGCCCGGCCATGCTGGCCGTCGGCGTGGGCGGCAGCCCGACAGGACAGGGCGCGCGGGTGATCATCATCGACGATCCCATCGGCAAGGCCGAAGAAGCCGACAGCATGTCTGCGCGTGAAAGCGTCTACACCTGGTATACCGAGACGATCCGCCCGCGCCTCGAACCCGGCGGCGCCGTGATCTGCATGATGCAACGCTGGCACGAGGATGACCTCGCCGGCCGGCTGCTCAACGACGCAAAGCGAAAGGGCGAGAAGTGGCAGGTTGTCACCCTCCCAGCCATCGCCGAGGAAGCCGATCCACTCAGCCGGCCCGTTGGTGATGCGCTCTGGCCGGCGCGCTGGCCATTGCCTGAGCTGGACGCCATCCGCGGTGTGAGCGAACGCTCGTGGCTCGCGAAGTATCAACAGAAGCCCAGGCCTGCCGAGGGCTCGATCTTCAAGAAGCCCTGGCTGCGCATCGTTGATGCGGCGCCGGTGGGCCTGCGTTGGGTGCGTTATTACGACCTGGCCTATAGCCTCAAGCAGCAGGCCGACAACACAGCCACCGTCGCCGGCGCATTCGGCACAGATGGCACGCTGTATCTCCGCCGCGGCCGCGCCGGCAAGATGGAGAGCCCGGATGCGCGCAAGATGATCAAAGAGCTGATGCTCGATGAGAACGACACACGGCATGGCGTCGAGGCAAAGGCGCATGGCGCGCCGATGGTGCAGGAGCTCATGCGCGAAAAGGAGCTGGTGAACATCGCGCTGCGCGCTGTGGATGTGCATGTCGACAAGATCGCGCGCGCCCAGCCTGTCGCCGACCGTGCCGAGATGGGCAAGCTCGCCTTCGTGCGCGAGAGCGTCAACGATGACACGTGGATTGCAGACTGGATCGAGGAGATGAGTGCGTTCCCGTTTGGCGCGCACGATGACCGCGTGGATGCGGTGAGCGGTGTATTTGCAATGATGTCGAGCGGCACGCCTGGGTGGGTGCAATTCGCAAAGTCAGAAATGGAGCGCCGGCAGGCACAGGAGTCTGACGCGCAAAAGGAAGGGCAGCATGGCGGATAACGAGATGATCAATGAAGTGACCGGCACGCCGGCGCTGGCCAGCCAGGGGTTGGCCGAAGCCTACGCGGGCACCTGGGGCGCGAATGGCGTCTTCACGCCTGGCATCCCGCTCCCCCCATTCAGCAGCGCTGATGAGAAGCCGCGTGTGTTCGACTATCAGTCGGGCATCAACCTGTATCTGACGCCGCGCACCGGCTATGGCTTGATGCCGTTTGCGCAGCTCAAGAACTTCTCGGATATGAGCGATGCCGTGCGCATCGTCATTGAGGCGGTGAAGCGCGAGATCCGCTCGCTCGACTGGGACATCCAGAATGCCGACCCGACTGACAATGCGGACTACTCCAGTGACATCGAGCAGCTGCGCGCATTCTGGAGGAAGCCGGACGGCTTCACCGAGTTCGACGGCTGGTGCAATGCCGTGCTCGAAGACATGCTGGTGTATGACGCAGTGAGCCTGTGGCTGGATCAGGACGGCAGCGGCAATGTGCTGGCAGTGGAACAGATCGACGGCAGCACGATCCGGCCCTTGCTCGATGCACGTGGTCGCATTCCTCGCGCACCGGTGCCGGCCTACATGCAGATGATCAAGGGGCGCAACTGGCAATGGTTCAGCGCTGACCGCCTGCTGTATCGCCCGTTCAACACTTCGGCTTCATCGCCATATGGCAGGAGCCCCATCGAATTCCTGATCCTGCGCATCAATGAATCGCTGCGCCGGCAGAATGCTGCGACCACATACTGGGACACAACCAACGTGCCGGAGGCCTTCGCCTTCCTGCCGGCTGATTGGACGACTGACCAGATCAGCCAGTTCCAGGACTACATCGACGGCATCCTCGCCGGCAACGTCGAGAAGCTGCGCCGCATCAAGTTCCTGCCATCGCCGGGCAGCGGCCAGCCGGTGTATGAATTTCGCCGGCCTGATGCCGAAGCCTCGAACGCGTTCGACGAGTTCATGCTGCGCATGACCTGCTATGCCTTCGGCTTCCTGCCCAGCGAGCTGGGGCTGGTGCCGGGTGAAGGCCTTGGCGGCGCCGGCTTCATGGCCGGCCAGGAGAACAGCATGTATCGCTTCGGCATCGGGCCGATCACGCAATACCTGCAGAACCTGTTCACCGGCATTGTGCAGCGACAGACCAAGTCGCCGCTGGTGTGGCGGTTCGTCAACATCGGTCCGCAGGAAGACAAGACCGCTGCGGCTTCGCTCATGCAGATGCAGTTGCAGAACGGTGTGATCGACATCAACACCTGGCGCGCGAAGGAAGGCCAGCCGGCCATCCCCAATGCCAAGCCCTTCATCGTGATCGCCGGCATGCCAGTGATGCTGGAGGATCTCTTCAAGCCAGGGCAGCCGGCTACCTCGCAGGACGATGCTATAGACCAGGCTGGCCAGCCTGTAGAGATCGAGGCAGAGAGCACGCCGGCAGACAAGCCCGAAAGCAAGCCAGAGGTGAACCCTGTTGCAGGTGACGCGACTGCTGAGGCGGCAGCTTCTGCCGGCACCGTGCAGGCGACGGCGCTCAACGGTGCGCAGATCGCATCCCTCAGCGAGATCGTGCAACTCGTGTCGGGCGGCACGTTGCCTTTTGAGTCGGCCGTCAACCTGGTGCAGGTTGCGTTCCCGACCATCACGCCGGATGTGGTGCAGCGCATCCTTGGCCCGGCCCGGGGATTCACGCCGGCGACGGCTGAGAAGACAGAGCCGCCGGCGGACGTGGAAGAGACGCCACCTGAGTTCGTCAAAATCGCCCTCGATCACTGGCGCGAGAAATCCATCAGGCGCATGAAGGATGGCAAGAAGCCTGACTGCGAGCCGCCGGCCGTGAGTGCTGGTGTGATCCCGCCGGTCATGCAGAAGAGCATCCGCAGCGCGCTTGCACTGGCTGGAGATGTCAACGCGATCAACCTCGCATTTACGAAGGTGCCGGACCCAAAAGGCCGCGCCCTGTTGAAGGGTGAAGAGCACCCGACAGCAGGGCGGCGCAAGATCGAAGACGACATGACCGACGATCTCGCAGCCAAGCTGAAGCTGATCGCGAGCGCGCTCGAAGCCGGCGACCGGACACAGGCCGAGGCCGTTGCGTCTGAAGACCCTGAGCTGTGGGATGCATACATCGACGCGGTTGCTGACCGTCAGGGCAAAGCCGGCGCGAAGCAGGAGATCCCTGCAACCCCCGACACACCAGGCTCACCGTTCTGGGAGCAGTTCATCAAGATACTCCTGCCGGCAGTGTTCGGTTGGTTGCTTGCATCGATCCAGCATGGCACAAGTGAAGCGCGCGGCAAGGCCGGCGACGCGCCCGGCGTCATCCCACCACGGATCCGCGCCGGTGTGAGCTGGGATGTGGTGAACAAGGCGGCGGAGGCCTGGGCGCGCGCGAACGCCGGCCGGCTGATCAAGCAACTGCAGGGCACGACGGTCGAACAAATCCGCAAGGCCGTTGCTGACTGGATCGAGCAGGGTGAAGCACTGCCGGC